TCCAAACATAAACCTCACGTTCAATGTCGTCGTGCAGGTGGGCTGGGATCTCCGACGTTTGCCAATTGCGATAAACACCTTTGGGTGCAACGACAATAGCGGTGTCGATCTTTTTGTTTTCGTACAGCCATGCCATGTTGTCGATAAGAACTTTTGATTTACCACAGCCCATCTCCATGAAGTAAGCGTAGTTTATCTTATCGTATGAACGCTCGAGCGCAATGCGCTGATGCTCATACGGCTGAGTCTTGTATTTGAATTTCATGATCGCCAGTGCGTGTTTTGCGGCCTCGAGATGCCAGATAACTTCAGCCACGTCCTCTATCGTGGTCATCATCTTGACACTGCCGTCCGCCGCAGTGCCCACAATGACGGCGCTATCCATCATCTTGCTTGCTATCGCACATACCGCAGGCACTGATGCCCTTGGCACTTTGCTTACCTTCGGCTTTTGCTTCAGGTACACAATATTGTTCTGGTCTTCAGTCATCCTGAACTGACTCTCCTCGCAACTTTGCCAAGGCCACCTTGGCTTTGTTACGCATATCCATGTAGACCTCAAGCCTCTTTCGAGTCTTCTCCGCCTCACGATATAACCCTGAGTCCATAAGTAATGTCAACTCATCGTCCAGAATGCGTATGACTCTGTCCATTGACTTTGTATCACTCATCACTACCCCCTCAAGATCCTGTGCCACGCCAAGGCTATCTTTTCTGCCTCTTCCTTGGAGTCGAATATCTTTTCATTCACGACTCCTTCAATTAGTTTAACTGCATCAGACCAGTCCATCTCTTCGATGGGTGTTGCTTCCGACTCTGTCAGCATTGACTCCTCCTTTGCTGCATTATCAACAATCGTCAGACCACAGGACGTGCACCTAGCCTGCGACTCACCGCTCATAGCGACTCGAGCCTCGCACCTTGGACAGCGGCCATCCTCGATGGCCTTGCCCCATGATCCATCCCCTTCAATGATCATTTGAATATTACCTTGCGACCTTGTGTGTATTCTGACAGTGGAATGACGAATGCACTTGGCTCTTCGTCCGGGCACATACCAGACTCGATCTGATTGAAACGCAACTCTTTAAAGTCGTAATCGACCTCTGCCTGCGCTTCAGCTTCAGTATCATAGACCTCGATCTCACCTGCCGACTCACCCCAAGCTTGCCAGCCTTCACACATTGTGTCTTCGACGATCACATATTTTTTTAATGACATGTCTCATCCTCCTCGTCAGTCAGATTGTTCGAGGCACACACCATCGATGCAGTCACGATCCGCATTAGTTCAGGCGTGTTGCCCATGTTGTTTTGCATTGCCAGCGTCAGCCCTGCGGACATTAGTAGATACCCTGCAAAGTCAATGTCCAGATCCATGGATTCGAACTCACGCAACATATCCTGTATCAGCTTGCCTGCTGTAATCTTGTCCTTTGCCTCAGTCATCTAGCACCACCCCTCCATATGCTTCTTTGCCTGCGGACTCTTGATGCTCAGTCCAGATCTCAGACAGCATATTCATCACGTCATCAAGACCCATGTGATTCACCAGATCCATGTGACTCTCCATCTTGCTAGAGAACTCATGCCACGTCTCACAATCATCAGCCACCATGACAGCCTTGTCCTCGAACTTCTCTTCGAGATCCATCATCCATGCTTTGACCTTACCCATGTGCAGTCTCCTTGAAAAATGTACCAGCCGCCTTCTTAGCGTTCCTGATAGTACGCTCCTCGTAGCCCCACAGATCCTCGCCATTGCCGGACTTGAACATTGACGACAAGCCAACGCCCGAAAACAAATAAGTCTCGACTCTGCGGATCGTGCCGTGCTGATCAAAGTCGTCGGCCCTTGGATCATCCTCAAACATCACGCGACCTCCTTATCGTTATTGGTTTAGACATGGCCTCTTTCAGCCATGCCCGATTGTTTATTCTAAGATGCATTTGCCTCGATAGTACAGGCTTACGAATGGCAATCGTGCGAACAATGACCTGCTTGTTGGTTTGTAGCTTTGTCATCAATCCATTAACTCCCTATTCAGCCACACGCTCATAGGACTCCGCAACAAAGTGCCCATCATGACGGTTCAACCCATCATTGACCACGGTCACCGTGCGCTCGGTCTCGCCCCACCGGATCGTCCGCTCAGAGACAGCGAACCTGTCTCCGACCAAAAATATTTTGTCCGCATCGCGACCTGTCAGGTGATCCACCTGCGTCAGTTCAAGCGTAATCATGCTGCACCTCCCTTCGCTCAAGCTCTGCCCTGTCAGCCAACTCAGCTTCAACCGCCGCCATGGCATCGACCATGAACGCGCTCGATACCGACCACCGATCCTCACCGCCATGCAGATTGAGTCCGCGCTTCGACCAGTCGGTCAGAGTCTTGCACCTAAGAACACCCTCGAACTTCAGACTAGACCAATAATACCGACCTACAAACTGACCATATTCTTCAGCCAGATAGGCTTCAGTCTTGTCGTCAGAGCCACGCATGATAGCCGCCGCGCCAGAGTCCATATCATAGAACTCGATCATCGGTTCATTCATCTTCTTATCGAACTCTTTATTGCCATAGGTCAGGCAATGTTTGAGTCCATAGTTGTCGCCAAAGAACACGATGCGAACGCACCACCGGATCCCAGACTCAGGATCAATAGCTTTATACGTTACAGACATACCCAATCTCCTCAATTTCCCAAATCCATTAAGTGAGCATCTGTCTTACAAACCCCACAACCTTTAAAAAAACCGTCCTTATCCTTCAACAACTCCAAACCATCCTCAAAGTACACCGTCATGCACTTGTTGCACCGACAACTTTCTTCCTCATAATCCTTAGTTCTATCCAATACCTTAGTCATTTCCGAACACCCCCTCGATCAGTTTACCAGTATTCTTATTAGCCTCGATCATGCCCTCAGTTTTCATCAAGCGACCATGGCTTAGTATCACACCACGAACAGCCATAATCGTATCAGGCGAAACATTACGAGCGCCGTGCGATTCAAAAACATCCACAATCAATTCCACAATCTCATTCACTTCTTTAATTTCGTCAGTCATTGGTTTGATCCTTCCAAAGAGTAGTATTCTCAGTTTTGGTTGCGAGTGAAACAATACAGCTATTCAACTCTTGTGCTATTGGATACATGTCCTTCGCGATCTCAATGTCAGTTGAATGACGCAGATGCCCATCAACGCAAACACTGAACTTGTCGAATGTATCTTGTAACTTCCACATCACTTCGCGAATTTGTTGTATCTCTTCTTGATTTCCATATGCCATTGGTTTGATCCCCTTCTATCTTGAACCTTGAACCTCGAACCTGTATGGTTTGAGTAATTTATTTTGTACACCGTACCACGATATACAACGGTGTACAATGCTAAATGGGACTCCATTGTATAGAAAACAAGGGGCAGATAATGTTTTTTTTGGATAACAAAAAATATTTTTATTTTTGCTATAAAAAGTGTCTCAGGTGTCTCAGGTGTCTCAAATGACTTCCAGCAACAATTATAGCTAAGACACTTGTGAGACAGTGAGACAGTTTTAATGCTGACTAAGGGAGATTTTTTGGTTTGAAAAACAGTAAACCCGTAGAAAACACTATTAACAAAGGCGGCAGGCCATCCACACTGACCAACCGACAGAGGGAATTTGCTCGATACTATGTCGAGGGCAAATACTCGAATGCTGAATGCGCTAGGATGGCTGGCTATGCTGATGCCAGTGCCAGAATACAGGCACATAAATTTCTTGATGGTAAATCTTTTCCTGCTGTTCTCGAACTGATCAAAGAACTTCGAGAGGCCAGAGAACGTAAATATGGTGTGACTGTAATAGGCCAGCTTAAACGCTTTGAGGAACTGTCCATGGCCGCTGAAGATGCTGGGCAATTCAGCGCCGCTATCAATGCTGAGAAAATCCGCTCGAGTCTGGGCGGCTTGACTATCGACAGGCGCGAGTCTACCCACGTCCATCAGCTTGATAATATGTCGCGTGAAGACATTGTTGCCAGACTGGCAAGTCTCCGCAAGAACTACCCCCATGCTTTTGCTGATATGAAAAGAGTTGAGGATGCCAGCGACAGAACGATCACTGTGGAAGCTATTGAAGCAAAACCTGCCAAAGAAAACGCATTGCGAGAGGATTGAAAACCGCACTGGTGAAGGGATGCCGGACGTATATCTATGCATAGACGGTGTCCCAATTTGGCTCGAGTTAAAACTAACAAAAACTAACAGGGTCAAAGTGTCCAAGTCGCAGATTGCTTGGCATTCCTCGCATTCGCGTTGTGGGGGTGTCAGTTTTTTCTTGCTACACGACCCCTCTACCTCCGACCTATTTTTATTTGACGGCGCATCGGTGATCGAGATCCACGGTTCGCGGATCGATGACCTGCGGCCTGCGGCCTTGTATATAGGTGATATGTCTGGGCTGATCGAGAGCCTGCGGCCTGCGGCCTGCGACCTCTGGTATAGATCGATGACCTGCGGCCTGCGGCCTGCGCCCTGATATGTCGGAGCACGATCAGAAAAAGAATACCCGGCGACTATGTCGCCGGGTATCTCCGGGGAAAACCTAGTGCTTGTGATATGAAACGGTTTTAACATTCTTATCCCAGCATGCGCGACAATCGCCGCATTTGCCGTCTTGTTTTGGCGCTGGGCACTCGTGCCCAATCGCCGCAATCTTGTCGATAACAGCGCTGGCATTCTTCCAAGCTTTCGGCGGCGCCGTATCAACCATTGTCGCGCTGTATCTAATGACCGCATTGTCCGGCAATGGTGAAAGCTTCAAAGCTTCAAGCCATATGGCACGTTCTTTTGTCGGGATCCAATGTCGCTTGTTTGGTGTCGCCTTGATAACGTCGATAATGTTTAAGGCCATGCGGACGTTGTCCACGTCGCCGCTATCGAACCAACGAAAATATTCTGATCTAGTCTTGTCGAGCAACTCAACCATACGCGGCACGAAATCGATAGCATTAAAGAAAGCTTCGCGCTCTTCCATTTTGTTAACCACGTTTGGCATGCGGTACATGCCTTTGCGTGCGTAGCAATCGAAGCATACCGAGCCTTTAACCTTGGCAAGCTTCGAGCCAGTTTTGCATTTGAATGCAGACCGGGATATAGATTTGCCCGGCATTTTTGAAACATTTGATAACATGATATTCCCCTTGTTTAAGTTATCCTAGATTATCCGATTTTTTCCCATGTATTGCAAGCCCTAAATTATCCTGCG